ATTTGGGCCAGCTTCGCTCTTGCAAGCGCGAAGTTCCAGTCGAAGCCCCTAAGAAGGGAATCTCTTGTAGTATCGTAATGAAGGTCGGCAATTACATAATTTTCACAGGCAGAAGAACCATTTTCTACGGAAGATATAATCGTAGCACCGATTTTACTCAACGCCTGATTGACGAGCGCTAATTCTGCCGCTGTAAAAGCCATAAATCACCTACTCAATAAGATTACCTTCCCTGTCACGCGGCCAGATATTCAGTTTTTCCCTGCCGCAGGGAACGGTAGTCATAATCTTTGTCTTTCCTTCCGGCTCGCCGTATCTGGTCGTATAACCGGCGCGTGCGGTTCGTCGGTCGATTTCTTCTTTCAGTTCTTTTTCATTAGCGCTAAACGAGACCAAATCGCCACTATCGCCTTTCGCACGTTTGAGGATTTCCATTTTATTTTCTGCCTTTCAAGCCACGTCTGGTCGAACTCTATTTTGCCGCATTCCTTACACAAATGGTATCTGACGCTATTTAATTTGCGAGGCATAAACATATACGAGCCGCATTTCGGACACCTGCCGTTACAGGCCATTATCAGTCCCTGCATTTTTTATGCTCCGCAATGAACTTAAGTCTGGCCTCACCGAAAGACAAATTCTCATCTTTTTTCTTTTCCTCTTTCTTTTTCTTTTTTTCTTCTTTAGCCATTTTTTGTCCCCATAAAAAATAAAAGGAAGGGGAGGATTATTCCTCCCCGTTTCCTTAGTAGCTAATTGTCAGCATACAGTTTGTAGAACCATTCTGGCTTGCATTGTTATCCAGAATATACCCTACATACTGGTCTGTAACATAGGATGTTCCCCATGTACCACTTGACGTGCTTGAACCGTCAACTGTTCCGTCATGTCTTGCCCATAAACCCCTCTGATAAGCTGTATAACCAAGAGGCGGATTCTGCGGGCTAAGCTGGCAGACACCATACGTCTGTGTCCAGAAATTATATCCTGTTGCTGAAACATAAGTGGCAGATAATCCCGCAAAGGATTTCAAGCCTCCCGTGTTTTCGTACAGGATATTATTGTAGCTGGACGGCATTACATATCCGTAGTTGGATGTAGTAATCGCAAGTTCGAGCGGTTCATCGAAATACATCGTACATTCACCCGTTGTAGCGGCAGCAGATGTATTTCCGGTAATTATTCTTTCCATTACCTGACCGTCAGTAACGCTCTCTGTCGGGACCACAACAAGAAGTCCGCCAGCTAAATAATCCTCTGTTATTGCGGTACTTCCGGCAGTAAGCGTGACTTCGGTATCACCTATGGCCTGAGTATTTGTGAACACAGAGTAATCAATGCCATTAGCATCACTCGCTATGGTATTACCGAAAGCATTAAGTCTGTGAGTATAACATGCCCCACTTGACTTGGAATACTTATATGCTCTGCCGTCCCAGGTCAGATACCTTGTGCCGTAAACAAATCTCTGCGTGGTCTCCGCAACACGAATGCCGTGCTTGTAAGTCGTAGTAAAATCAAGCGGCAAGGCATTGGCGTCAAGCGGACCAAAATCATATTGAAATCCCTTACTCATTTTGAACCCCTTTCCGGCCTTAGCCTATCAGTGTCAGACATTCGTGGACCTTTGCGCCTTCCATACGAACCGCACCTAAATCCATCTTGGAGTAAATTCGTGTGTTGAAGCACTTGGTAGTGTCAGGAGCCATCTTTGTTGTCAGGTCTCCTATATAGGCGAGGATTACGCCATCCTCAGCCCACACGAGATTTCTATAACAAGTCGTTCCGCCGTTTATTGTGCCGTCGGAAACCGGAACGATATTGGACCAGAAGATGTTAAAGCCGCCGTAAAAACTGAGTTTGCCTTCGTATGCCGTATAAAGAGGCACGAAATCTTTGCTGGTAACACCTTCCAAGTCAAGCAGGTATTTAATGTCCGAAGGTCGGCAGGCCCAGTATTTCGGAATGTTCTCATCGACATCCGCATCGTTGAAAACCTGCATCATACGGTGTATCTTGGCTATTTCGAGACCGACATTTGTACCACTCGCATCAGCTCCGGTTCCAAGAGTTGTTACATTTCCGCCGGTATCGCCATCAATACTGATTGACTCGTCGATGAAATCAACCGAGCTTGTTCCGTCCTTGCCGACATAAGCGGCTCCGAGCATAGCGTCGATAATAATACTGTCTTTTTTTCTTCCAAAAGACATCGAAAACGACTGCGTTGTCGAGCCGTTCAAATCGGCAAGTGTTCTGGCAAGCGCTTTATCGTCAAGCACGCGGCCCATGTGCCATTTAGTAGGCTTGACCTTTCGTCTGCCGTAGTTGCCTTCGGAATCCGGCGTATTGCCTTTATGGGTCGTATCTTCGGTCGGGTCCTCATCAGGACCAACGGTATCGAAGAAGGCCTCCTCGGCATTTGCCACCGTCTCCCTGCGAATCTTACTCGCAAACTTCGACTCTTTCTGCTGAGCCAGCGTGTAAAGATTCGGGCTGAACTTCTTGCAATAAATATCAAATACAGTAGCAGGCATAATTGCCTCCTTTCACCGAAATATCAAGTTATCCCGGCTTGAGTATCTCTTACGAAGAGGTCTTGCCTGCATTTTACGTCTGTTAGACGACGGTTTATACTTCCGTAAAGTTCCCGGCCATCTCTGGGTATCGGGTATAATATCAACCTGAAGAGGCTGCTATTTTTGCCAAATCATCTATTTCCTTTTCTTCTCTGGCGTAGCCTGCCGGATTGTCCCATCTCCATTTGGCGTGCGCCTGATGTTCGGCTATTTTTTCCTTCATCTTCGCATTTGCCTCGGCAGGCGTCATTGCCTGAGTCATTTCAACTTCCCTTAGAGAGCCGGATTCGATGAACTTCTTTGCTATAGTCGCAAGGAAATCTGCAACTATCGGCTCATTCCCCATCTTTTCAAGCAGCGATTCTCTATACTCACCCCCCTCTGAGTTGTTTTCAATCATATAAGTCGCAAGATGAAGTCTTGTTTCGTAAGCCGAACCCCATTTCTTTTTCAGAATCTCTTCGGTTTCTCTTTTTTCATTTTCTATATCCTGCTCCATCCATTCTATGTCGCGCCTGTCCATCTCCATCTTGTAGTTCAGGATGTCCTGAAAATCCTCTTGCTTCAGCCCTTTTTTGAAGGCGAACTGCTTAAAGTCCTTTATCGTATCGGGGTCGTAAAAGTCCTTGAACTCATCGGGAAATTCGGCCTTATAATCATCGACTTTTTCAGGACGGCCAAGCGCCATTTGAAAAGCGTCTATATCGGACGAAGTGGCGGTCTTCGGGTCTGGAATTATAATCCCTTTCTTGCCAACCATTCTGTCCAATACCCCGACCTGTTTGGTCAAATCCTGAATTGAAGAGACTTTTTTATAGACGTTTTCGTGTCTCATATCTTCAGGGACATAAGCGTCTATCCAGCCTTCTTTGAGCAAGCCTTCCTTTTCAATAAATTGCGTCAAATCAATTTCCGGTGCAGGTTGAGCAGCTATCTGGGTAGAGGTCGAACCATCCGACTGTGTCCCGTCCTGAGAAGTCGCTGTTTCGAGTGTCTCTGCTGGCATAATAAAATCCTTTCTTATCTGTTTATAACATCAATCGGTTTGGGCGGCGGCTCAGTAGCCATTCTTATCCGCTCGTCAATTTCAATTATCACATCTCTTAATCCGGCCTGAAAACTGCTTTTGTCAGGTGCTCCGATAACGAGGGTCTGCCTGTTCTTGAAACATATTTCACTCAGCCATTTATAGACCCTCGTTCCGGCTTCAAATTCCGTGAAAGTAGCTTTAACGTCACTATTTAACTGTTTTAGCTCTTCTTCGGTCATTAGCTCTTTGCTTCATCTTCGGCGGTCCATTTTTTGCCTTTACGGGCCATCTTGAGTTGTTTTCTAAGCCATCGAAGGTATTCGCCTCGCTTAAACTTAGGTGATGGCCTCATCTTGTGCCACCAGGTAGTTTTAGTCCCACTAATAATCTTGTCTCTTTTTGGAGACGCGGCCTCTTCCGGCAATCCGGTGAGCATTCCAACTCGTCTAACTTCTGGATTCTTCAGATAATCGACCATAATCAAGCCGCCTTTCTTTTCTTGTAACGCCTGTATTTAGCGAGGGCAGACCTTCTCTTCTTTCCGGTCGGCTTCCAGCCGTGCTCAATACCGCGAAGAAGGTTAAGCTGGGCCTGTGCTTTCGCTCTTGTCGTGTTCTTGGCAGTAGTTTTTCCGCCCCAAGTTGTCTTGTAGCCATCGACTTTTTTTATGTTTCCAGGCATTTTTAGACCCCTACCAATGCCTCGGCGGGCGAACCCGCCTCCGGCGCTTTAGTTGACTTGTTATAAGCCTCGCTCGCTACCTGTGCGGCAATAGCCTTTTTCTGCTGGGCAAGCTCCTGCGCCCTTTGATTTCTTATGGCAGCTAATTCCTCAGGAGTAGATAAATGCTCGACTTTCAAGCCGTAAGACAAAGCTACGTCAGGAAGCGCTCTGTCCATATTGATAGTATCTTTAGCGCCTGGAAAAACTGTTTCAAGTTGGCTGACCATAGCAACATACCTTTCAAAAGCCCTTGCATAAGCGTCTCTCATCGCCAGAGCAAGAGCGCTTATATATTCGATTTCAAATTTCTTTCCCATCAGTTCCGGGGCTTCGTATCTCGGATGTGGTATTCTTCCGTGTTCTACAAGAAGTAATACACATCTTTTAATTACCGGAGAAAACAACTCTGTCTGAAGTCTATAAACAGGAGCCGAAAGCTTCTTCATAGACTGTGCCACTCTTTGATATATCTCAACAGTAGTTCTCCTGTCCCCAGGCAGGTTTTCAAGAGGGGCGAAAACATTTGAATAAAACGCCCTGTGTATGACATTAGCCTGCATCTGATATGCTTTTTCGGCGAACTGAATGTTTTGTGCGCCTAAATCTA